GTTGTCATATTATTATAACCAATTAAGTCTAATATTGTTCTAAAAAAAAGGGGAATCAACTGACCCCCCTTTGTGTTTAAGAACCTACTCTGTTTAAGAGATTACTATGTTTAAGAATTAGTACCCTCTGTTACTGTTACAGTTGCACTTGACATACCTGCGTATGGGTCAGACGCTGAAGGCGAACCGACAAAGTTAGCTGCTGCCGTTTCTTGAGCTGAGAAAGTAAGTGTATATCCACTTAAATCTCCCATAGCTGCACCAGTTACTACTGTACCTCCTGATACATCACAACCGTTTTCCAATCCCATAACCATAACGTTTCCGTTATAGTCTTCAACAGCAATATGAGGTCTTCCATAAGCCAACAGTTTTAACTCTTTGTTATCTTCTTTAGATAACTTTTTAAGTGTTAAATTTAATGTTTGCTCATAAAAAGTCGTTCCGTTCTCTCTTGAAGAGTTCACTGTTTGTTCCATAGATGAGTTTCCTTTTACGTTATATTCCCAAGCAGTAAAAGTGCCTGTCATATTAGTAATTTGGTCATCTGATGTTGTTACTGTTCCAAAGTCTCCGAAGTCAGTAAAATAAATGTTTTTTATTCCACCAACGACATCTTTACAAGGTTCTTTTCTTCCTTTTGTTAAATCACAAGCCATATCTTTTTATTATTTTATAAAAAAAGGCAGATGAGAAAATCTCGCCCACCTTTTTTATGTTATACAATTACTTATTATGCGTACCAAACGATTTCGCTACCGATACCATATTGAATACCAGCAGTGAATCTCATAACGACTCTTACGTTTTGAGAACCATCTAGGTCAGCCATATCTATAACTTTTACTTCGTTAGTGTCTGACATTAGACCTGTACCGAACCATAAGTTAGATTTTTCAGCACATAGTGCTTGTTCATTAACTAATCCTTGTGCTAAAACAATTTTAACACCATCGAATTGTAAGCCTTGTCCCTCAGAATACCATTGAGTACCTTTAGAATCTGTACCTGCTGCACCCAAACCAGATGAACCAAATCCACCTAAAGCTCTAATGTAAGCTCTATAGATATTTGGTGCTGCATAGATAGTTAAGTCTTCCGACCCATAAACTGCTGATGGAATAGCATCTACTATTTTACCAAGCTCTGTAACTACATTCGCTGCTGTTATTGGACTTCCAGAAACATCTACTACATCTGAATCTGCTGCCACTAAAACATTAAAGCCGTCAAACTCTCCTGCTGTTGCGTTAGTTCCATTCCAAATGTTTTGCTCTATCTTTTGAGCTACTTTATCTGCTACGTGAGCAATTAAAAAGTCAGAGAAGTTTTTAGGTAAGTTTGAATAAGCAGAATATCCCATTGATACTGCTTCCCAATCAGAAATAAAGTCTTTTTTACAAAGCTCTAAGTTTACCTGAAATTCCTCTGGTTGTATGATTCTCTCAGTTAAAGTTATCGTTGAGGTGTCTGCAAAATCACAAGTTGCATCTTTTACGATACCATCTGTTGCTACTTTTTTTACTACCTCTTTGTATTTAATATTTGGCTTGATTGTAATGTTACCATCAGCCAATGTCTTACCTGATAAAAGTGCAGCCGAGATATATTTCCCAGCGAACTCACCAGCATAAGTTGTTGTTATTGAAGTTGTTGTTGCCATTTCTTCTTTTTTATTTGATTAATTAATTATTACTTATTGCATTTAACACTCTGCTGTAAGTCGTGTTTGCCCTTTGATTAGGTGATATTCTCGCACCTAAATTTTCACTTACTTCGTTTTCTGGTGAATGAGCTAAAGGTTCTGTTGGAGCTTCTTCAGCAGAAAGTTCTTGTGGAACTTCAGCTTTTGCATATTCTTTAGCTTCCATTTTAGCCATAATAGCTTCCACCATAGCTCTAACCTCAGAAAGTTCTTCTTTGGTTGCATACTCAGTAGTTTTTTCCTTTTCGTCAATATCAACATCAACGTCAACATCTTCGTCAGTTTCTTCTGCCAACTTTTCTTCAGTTGGTTCTTCATCAGCAGAATAGTTTATTTGCCTAACTTCTGCTTCAGGAGTTTCGGTCTTTGCTTCCTCTTTATTAGCTTTTTTAGCTTTAGGAGCTTCTTCTTTTAATTCAACCTCTGGAGTAGTTTCCTCTTCCTTTTCAGTTGAAGACAAAAGAACGTCTTTTAATTTGTTTACAATTTCACTTGCTTTCATAACGTTATAATTACTTTCTATTTATGACCGATAAAATTTATTCTGTTGTATTTTTGAAATGGCTAATACCCCTGAGCCTGAAGTGTTCCGTCACAGCATTTGCGAGAATAGGTCCTTCCATCAGGACATAGACAAGCTCTTCTTGCATTTTTAGGACTTGTTTTACTTACGGTAGCATTTTTTCTACTTCCCATTTTATCTGTCAAGGTTTTCTATAAGTTCCTCTAGTTTCTTTTGTGCAGCAAGTTCTTTTTTACACTTATCACATCCATCTTCATTATTACAACTGTCACATTTATCCCAACTAAGAGATGCGTCTTCTCTAATACTTTCTTTTGGTCTTTCCATCTTATCGGCAAAGTAACCCTCTATTGAAAATCCTTTTACCTCTCCTGCCTTAACAGATTTCCAAACATCATCATTAAGGACTTTCATAGAAACCATCCAAGTTCCTTTTGGAAGGTCAAAGCCGTAGTTGGCAGCTTTATCTTTTTTAGGGTTTTCTATAAGCCAAGATTCTACTACAGACATTCCATCTAATACAACTGAATGTTCAAATGTAGAATTGTTTTGATTGCCGTTTATGAAAAATAGTTCAGATGCTTTTCTTACTGTATCTTCAGAGAAGTAAATAAAGTAGTCGTCAGATTCTCCTCCCTCCCTATATATTTTTTTGTTTGGGATAAGGGCAGCTCCCATTAATATTCTCTTTTCAGAATCAACCTCAGCAAGTTTAACTTCCTTGTGTTCTTTAAGAGCTATAAACTCTTCTTCTATTGCTGGATTTTCTACAAGCGATATTGCTTCAATACCACTTACCTCATTTTCTTCGTCTATAATAAGTTCTATAATTTTTTCCATATCTAAATAACCTTGTTTGTTTTGTTTTGTTTTATTATCCTACTATGTTTAATGACCATCCTACTATGTTTAATGATTATCCCATTGAAGAACCCTCTATTGTACTTCGTTCAAGCTCTTGTGCTGTAGATATATCAGAAGCTACAACGTAAGCTCTTAATGGTTGCTCTTCAGCACCAGCTATTGTCTGTGCAAGTTGACTTGTTTGTGTTGCACCAACCACGTTAAACGAAGGTGCTTGTATGGAAGGAGCAGAACCTTGACCTCCACCACTGCTAGAAACACCTGCTGTTGCTCCTGCTAATGCAGCCATTTGCTGTTTTGCTTTATTTTTTGCAGAAATAATCGCTGCGATTACAGCTCCTATGGAAACTGCATAAGCTGCTATACCCAACGGACCTAACTGTCTCATAAATTCACCAATAGACATTACAGCAGCACCACCACTGTCGGCAGCCTTTATGTTTAAGTCTGTTATAGCATTTTTTATTTTTAACGCTATTTTTGTAAGTTCCATTCCCTGTTCAATTATAAAAATATCTCTATCAAATTTTATCTTTTTCGTTTGTATTGCTCTGGTTTTCTTATCGTTCTCAATTAAAAGTCTGTTTTTCTCTTTTGATGTTAAGCTGTCGTTGTGTAATATAATTTGTCTTTCGTTATCAAGCCTTTTTTCTTGTGCAGCAAAAGATTGGCTTTGTAGTTGGCTTAACTCTGTGATAAATCTTTTTGCAGTATCAAATATTTGTTTTTGGGCATCCATAACCAACTTCAAGTCTTCTAATTGCTTGTCTCGGATTGTTGCTCTATCTATAGCGTCTTCTGCTTCTTCTGCTTTAGCTATAACAATATTGAAATAGTCTATTATTTCTTTAAAATAATCAATGACTGGACTGCCTTCAGGTAATTTAGCTACAAGCTCTTCAGCCATTTCTATAGCAGCATTTCTTTGCACTATTAACAGTTCTGATTTGGATTTTGTAGCTGCTTCTTTGGCTTTTTGTGCGTATTTTGCTCTTAGAGCTGCTAGTTTCTTTAAAGCATCCTCTTCGGCAGTGAGTCCACTACCAGCAAACGCTTCGTTAAATAAACCCTTCTCCTCCAACTCTTTCATCCATCCAGCAATTTTAATTTCTCTTTCTTTGGTACTAGCAGCAAATACAGCGTTAATCTCGTCTGTTCTTCTTGTTTTTTCAGTTTTCTGCCACGCTTTATAAGCCTTAGCTTCTTCTTCAGTAAACTGTCCCCTCGACATCCTCAACATTGTTTGTGTCATTTTTATAGCTCCACCGATAGTAGGCAGTAGGGATTCTCTACCCTTTATAACTGTTTTTTCAGCTTGGTCGAAAGCGAACTTGAAAAAATCAGCCGTCTGTTTTCCTGTAGACTCTCTATCGCCTACTGTTAATAAATCTTCATCTCTTATAATTTGAGCTTGAAGTTGGTCTTGATATGTCTTTTGGATTTCTAATTGTATTGCCTGTGCTTTTGCTAATCTTACTAATGATTTTATTTTGTCCTCTATAACAAGCCTTGATGCTTCCGTTAACACTCCTTCGTCAGTAAGTTCAATGTTTAAGTCTTTGTAGTTGTTTTTAAGCTGCTCAATAGTATCAGCCATTTCTTCTTGTGAAATATTACCCCTATCTACAGCACGTAGAAACGTAACTAAATCAGCACCAGCTTTTCCTATAGCATCACCCATAGCATTAGCTTCTCTTTTAAATGAATCTGCTGCCATTGCTGCTTTTTCCATCCTAGCAATTAAAATCTGAAAAGCAACGATAAGACCGACAGGTCCAAATGCAACCTTCAACAACTGTTTTATTCCACCAACAAGACCACCAGAGGTCATCATTAAAGTAATCATTAAAGTAGAAAGCTGAGATATGTTGTTAGCCATAGCTCTCATACCATAGTTAGAGTCAGATATTGTTCTACCAACCTCAATCATAGCAGCTCCTGCAAGACCAGTTTTGTCAATCATATTCTTGGTTTTCTTACTGTTCTTATCCAGAATCTGACCTTGCTGAATCAAGTCTGTATTAACTTTTTTTACAGCATTGTCAAGAGTAACAAAGCCTTTAGTTAAGCCTTCAACCTTATACTTACCCTTGTCGTTAACCTCTATGTTGTA